CAGGAACAGACCGAACTGACGCTCATACGGCGCCATGTCGCGGGAGACGAAACCAACGTTCTGTCCCCTGATCATGCGCTCAAAGAGGTCATGCGCCTCGCTGCCGATCTTGGCCCGCTCCGCTGTGTACCGGCGCGATGCCCCGCTGATGTACTGCACCGCAGCGTCACGGCCGGCGCGCTCTAGGATCTGCTCGATGAACTCCACCGAATCGACAGCGAGTTCAGCCGCCATCTTCGCAGCCCAGAAAGTGAGGAACGGCTTAGGCAGCATGCCCACAATGGACGTCACGCCTGGATACTTCACAGCGGGATTGTCGGTGTCGAAGTAGAAACGGGGGCCCTTGCCCTTGGTGGTCTCGATAGCCACTCGCTATCCCCTCTCGTCGGTGCTTACGAAAGGGATCTAGGGAGTCGGTTACGTGTGTAGTAGTGCAGTTGGTGCACCGGGTTTCGGGATCTCTTAGATGCCCCTAGTAGATGTTGGATATGGGTACACCAAATACACTTCTACATAAGGCCAGGTCAGAGGGGGTGTTCGCTGATGTGTTGGGCCGCCGCACCTACACTTGCGCTGTACGGCCGTCTGCGGGCACGCGAAACCCCGCCCGATCACAGGGACCAGACGGGGCTAGGGGGCGCTCAGGCGGGCAGCTAGGCGGTGTCCAGCCGCTCTACAGCCTCCACACAGTCAGCGCAGGTGGGGGCGCCGTCGCCCATCGGGAACATCACAGGGTGCCCGCAGTACGTCTCTTTCCCACCCTTAGGGGCAGCGTGCGCCTCGCTGTCAGGCTCCACCTCTGCCAGGAACCAATCCTCAGCCACGCTCATCCCCTGCCCTCCGTACGTCGTCGAGTAGTGCTGTGATCTCGGTGGGCGGCAGCACCCGGTAAGAGAACCCTTTGTGTTCAACCGGGGTGAACTCCGCCAGCGTGGTTGCTGTGGCGTCGTCGTCGCCGTCCCACCCATCTGCCCGCATGAGCATCAGGAGATGAGCCGCCGCAACCTCAGCGGATGGCATGGGGCGTTCACCGGCCACCGTCCCGGACTGGAGTCGGATGACGCGCGCTGTGTAGTCCATGGTCTCTCCCTGTCAGGCCAATGGCCCCCGGTTCACAGTGGAACCGGGGGCCAGGCGTCCAGCGGTTAAAGGCCAGCCTTGAGGGTGGCGAGTTCGGCGATCAGGGCATCAATCCGGCCCTTAACGCTTTCCTTGGTTGCGTCGTCGTCAACCTTCTTGAGCGCCTTTTCCGCCCGCTCGATGCTGTCAGCAGCCTTGGTGAAGAAAGCGCCGATCTGCTCTTCCGGCGTGGCAGGCTCGTCCGCCTCTTCGCTGTCGACCCCTTCCCCGGCAGCCTCCAACTCCGCGCGCTCGACGTCCAGTTCGTAGCGCGACTTGAGTTCAACGCCGTAGTGAGCGGCTACAACCTCTGAGACCGGCCTGTCGTCGTCAGCCTTGACTGTGATCTCAGCGAAGCGCGCGGCCTCTTCCTCATTGGTGTCCAGCTCACGCAGGTACTCAGCGCGAATGGTCGGCGTGAAGTTGTTGACACTCTTTTGCAGCTTGGCCACAGCCTGCTTAGCCTCAAGCGCGTTGTACTGGCCACTAGCGCGGAATGCCTCGCCCGCCTTGGCGTACATGTCCTTACTGGCTTGCTTGGCACCAGCGGACAAGGCCTTAACGTCGGGCTCACCAAACTTGTTGGTCATGCGGACACGCATCTGCAACAGCACGCGGGCGATGTCCTTAGCCAGGTCACTGGCCTTGAGATGGATACCGACACCCTCAGCGAAGAGGTCGGCACCCTTGGTGACCAGTTCCGGCACACCAGCGACGTCGTGATAGTCGCGGGTTTCCAGCACGACCACCTCAGCCTTAGGCGCAGGCTCGGGTTCCGGCTTTTCCGCCACCGTGACAGCCGCAGCGAACGCGTCCCGCATGGCTTTCTTTTCCTTGGTCCAGCTCTCGCCGCCGGGGCCCTTACCGCGAGTCGGAAGCGAACTGATCAGCGCCTCGGTTTCCTCGCTGAGCACCGCCAGACCGTCAAGGTTCTCAGCCTCAGCCAGCGAGCGGGCCCGTTCGATGTTCGCCGTTACCTGGTCGATGGTTGCCTGGTTGTCGTCGCTCACTGTGTCCCCTTCGGTACGCGGAAAGCTGTAGCTCTCCCCGGTGTCACGGTTGCTGATCGCGAGGGTTACGACGCTGCCTTTCATCCGGGCCATGTTCCCGATTTCCTCGGCCAGGTGCTCAGCCTCGCGCTGCGAACTGAATGGCCGGTTCTGCTGCGTCTGGCCCTCGTACTGGAATGTCAGACGCCACGGCAGGCGCTCGCCCTTTTTCGGCATGTCGTCCCCCCTCGCTTTCAGTTTCGATGATCCTAGCAGATGACGGTGCGTCAGCCCTGGTGTTCCGGCTGCCTGCAAGAACAAAGCTAGCGCCGCCCACCACCCCTCGCAACCCGCCTACTGAAATCAGTAGGTGCCCGGAAACGCAGAAAGCCCCTGACCAGCCACAACGGCCAGTCAGGGGCAAGAAATTTGTTACGTCAGCAGTGCGTCCACCTGCGCGTACAGGTGGTCCAGGGTCCCATCGTTGCGGATCACGTCATCGGCGGGGTAGTAGTCCATCGCCGTTTCGCTGCTGTGCTGTGACGCACCGTCAGTCATTAGGCCGGCGGACGGACGGAGGATGCGAACCAGGCGGAACCCGCGCTTACGCAGCGCATCAGCCTCATTGGGGTACCGGGTGTCCGAGACCACTACCGGCTGCCACTGGTCATCCAGAACGCGCATCGCTGCCCGCACCCAGAAACCACGGTCGATGTCCCGCACCGTCTGGCCCGTGTGCTGCAACAGCCGCCGCACCTCAGGATAGTTGTCCTTGGCGAACTCCCACCCCACATCAGCGATCAGCGACTGGAGCCGCACAGTCACGCCGTAGGTAGTCGGTACATATGGGTTGATGTTCAGCGCTGCCACCTTGAGCGGATCGGCGAACGCAACACGGGTGAATCCCTTGGCGATCAGGTGTGCAGCCACGGTGTCCTTGCCCGTGCGTGCCCGGCCGATCAGCGCAATATCCTGCATCCATGCTCCCCAGGTAGACAGCTCTCACTGACCACCTAGGGAGCCGGTTACTCACGCGCCAAGGAACAGCCGCACCACCCTGACAACCTCCTCGGTCGGGAACCCAGGGAAGTACCGGGCGACGAACGGCAGCGCGACCAGGGCGACCGAGGCGACCTTGCGCCGATGCGCCCAGACGAACACGGCAGCATCCCGTGCCAGGGCCTTAATGCCCGTAGTGCCTACGCTGTGCATTCCCATTTACGCTCCCAATGCTTTCGCGATAGTGATTCCGGCGCTGACAATGGCGCCTACCGTGGCCGTCGGTACGGCGTACTTCCAACGTTCAACGCTGCGCAACCGGGTCTCGTGATCGTCGAGAACCTTGCCCACCTCAGCGTTCGACTGAACGAGGGAGCGCACGTCATCCCGCAGACCAACGATTTGGTCATAGATCTCACGCGCGCTAATGGTGACTCCTAGCGGGTCTTGCTCTGACACAACGCCCCCGTTATGCGGTAACAGTGAACCCGTGCTTAGCAGCGAGCTTGGTCAGCGACGCCTTACCGGGAATGCCGTCAGCGTCACCGCCCGAGTAACCGCACTTGCGCTGCCACGCGGCGAACGCCTTAACGGTGACCGAGCCAAACGCACCATCCTTGGCGTAGGTGGCAGACAGCAGACCCTCAGCCTTTAGCGCTGCCTCCACAATCTTGGTGTCCGCCGGATACTTGCCCTTGCCCTGCGCGGCCTTAGGGTCAGCCTTGGCAGCAGCGATGATGTGGGCCAGGGAAACCTTGGGCTTAGCCGGCGCAGCCACTCCAGCAAGTGCCTTGGCCCGCTTCAGAATCTCCGGTAGCTGCGCCACAATCTTGGAGCCAGGGCAGGAGAGGTGACCGCCCCAACCCGAGCCGCCCAGCGCGTGATAGGCCAGACCCTTATCGCTGGTCGACTTGGCAAGCTGTAGCGGTACGCCATGAGTCTTGTGGGCCCATGCCAGGACAGCCGCACACTTGTCCATCTGAGCGGACGTCAGCGCCTCGCCGCCCTGGCCCTCGTTCTCGACGCTGATCCAGTCACGGTTACCGTTCGCCTGCGCCCAAGCTCGGTCCTTGGTGTCAACCCACTGATACAGCGCGCCGCCCTTGCCCGTACCAAAGTGGCTCGACGCCTGCGCCTTGGTGTTGCGGAACCAGGAATCGGTACCGGCCAGGGTGCCGGCCATGATGTGGATGACCACGCCGCGAACGGAATCCTGCCCGTCCTTGGTGAAGTTGACGGGGATGGGGCGCCAAGTAGCGCCGCTCATACGGGACATGTGAAGCCTTTCAAAGGGAAGGGCCAGGCAGCGTGATGCACTGCCTGGCCCAACTACTGATTTCAGTATGTGGTGTTGACTACGCGCCAGAGTCAAGCGGCGAAAGGTTCGGGGAGGTGGACGCGTCGGTCACGGTGCCCTGTCCTAGCCAGTCGTTGCCATATCGCCGGACGTTGGTGGCGCTTGTGGGGGAGATGTTCAGCGCAAACGGAGCCTGGGTGCCGCTCGCTGCCTTGACGTACGTATTGCCCGTGATCGTGATTCGGTCCCCGCTGGTCGACACCCGGTAGCCCGCTGAGGCAGAGTCCCCGGCATTGCCAGCGCCACGGACAAAGTTGTCCGCCCACTTCACGTAGGTACTGCTGATTGAGTAGAGACCGTTACCACCGATAGTCGTCAGGTTGTTACCTGTGACGACCATTTCGGTACACGTGTCCATCGTGATGCCGGAACCGACACAGTCATGAATCCGGTTACCCGTCACCGCTGCGCCCTGGACGTTGAATAGGCTGATGCCAGTTCCGGCGACACCATGCGTGACGTTTCCGGTGATCGTCACCCGGTATGCCCACATGACACGAATGCCGTTCTGCCCGCCAGACGAACCACGAATGACGTTGCCCGTGATCGAGACCAGGACAGCGCGGCCGGTCGTTTCGCCCTCAACGATGATCTGCTCATTCAGCGCACCACCGTCGCGCAGGTTGTTGTTCGCGATGACGTAGCCCCACGCCGTCTGAGACCCGTTGGTCTGTACGCCGGACGTGTCTAGGGTGTCGTTCGGGCGGGAGGTATCGAGCACCCGGACAGCGATACCGGCGCCGCATGCCCTCATGGTGTTACCCATGATTACGGCATCTTCCCAGGAGTAGGCCCGGATCGCGTGCGCTGACAGGTTCTCAAACATGTTGTCGACAACGTGAATCCGGCGATGCCAGCGGCCCACGGTGCCCGAGTGAGAACCCACACCGCGCGGCCAGGGAATCGTTCCGGGGGTGTCCGAGGCGCCGAAGTAGCAGTCACGGACAACCACGTCTTCACATGGCGTCTGGTCGTACGGGCCGAACCCGCCGAACGATGCAGAGTCCTTGGCAAGGTCCATCTGAATGGCCTCGGACGATGCCCGGCCACCGGGGTCAACGTACCCGCGAAACGTACAGTTAATGATCTGCGCATGCTTGGTCGAGTTCAGCTCGATACCGTGAAAGCCAGGGGTGTCCCGAACCTCAAGGTCTCGAATCGTGACGTGCGCAGCGTGACCAATCGAGATGCACATGGCGTTGCCAGTCATCCCCGGAACGGTCGCCTGCATGTTCCACAGGCCACCCTCAATGGTGATGTTTCCATTACCGGTGTACCCGCCTAGCGACTGGCCGGCGTCGCCGTTAAGCATCATCGTGCCGCCATGATTCCGGCGGAACTCAGCGCCAGCGGCCAGCGTGAGCCGAGTGTTTGCATAGATGCGCAGCGTGGCGCCGATCAGGTAAGTGCCGGGCGGGACCAGGACCCATGCGCCGCCCCGGTCCCGTGCGTCATTTAGTGCCAGCTGGATGGCCGCATCAGCGTTTGCAACGCCGGAACTGTCAGCGCCGTAATTCGTCACCATGAAGAATGACTTTTGGTTCATTGACTCCAGCCGACCGGCCGTAATATCCATACCGGGCAGCCATTGTTCGATCGGCTGAGCAACCATGTTTCTCCTTAGAGTGAAGCGATAGACGGACGCGAAAGGGCAATGGGTTCGCCTACCGCATGGGATTTGGCAACACCGTTTGCGCTACGCGTCACGTTGAATCGCTGAGCGTTCGTAATTTGGAAGTCGTCCCATGCGACAGCAACCGGGAGCGTGTTGGTGTTCGTTGTGCTGATGAACGTTCGGACACCAACACCACCAGCGCTAGTCAGATCGGTGTCAGTCGCCGTTACCTGCCATCCGGAAGGCTCGGCATCCTGGACACGCCAGGCACGCGCCATGATCTGACTGCCCTCGACCCGTAGCCGAATGTTGTACGACTGCCCAGGCACGTTCGTCATGGTGGTGGAAGCGGTGGCGAGAACTGCCTCAGCCGGCGTGCGCTTTCGCAGGGACAGCGTGGCGACATTGTTGGTGCCGACAAAGACCCGCGCGAAGTAGAAATTGGCAACCGTGGCATCGGTGCGGGCGAGTGAATACAGGTACACACCATCACCCGTCGGCGTCACCGGGCACGTGACCTTAACGAGCGTCTCAACGTCGCGCAGGCTGATGGCGTCCAGGGTTGTGATCCTGTACAGGTTCCGCGTGTTCATCAGATGGCGCCCCGCATTCGCCGTGACATCAAAGTCAGCGGCAGAACCACTCTTGATTACCCACGGCTGCCCCGTATCGGTCGTTCCCCATCCGTTCGTTGCGGTGCGTGTGAACGTGTCAGCGGCTGCGCTGGTAATGGAGTTCACCGTCACCCGCTCCCCCGCCAGTGTCACGTCAAACGGGAACTCAGCCGGGTTTGTGACCCACTGAGGTCCAGCCGTCACCTGCGTCACAAGGGACGTGGCCGTGGCATTCGCCGCCGTTGCCAGGACCGTGCCGTCAGTGTCCGCCTTGACGTTGCCAACCTGCGCCACATTCCAGGGCCCACCGGGCGAACAGTTGAACGTGATCTCCCAGCGGTACAGGTCGAGCGTTTCGCTGTAGCCTTCGACGATCAGGTCAACATCCTCGTGTGACAGCCACGCGGGGAGGTCCGTAAGCCGGATCATGTCTCCCACACGCAGCGCGAGAATCTGAGGAATCAGCACCTCAGCCCCAGGCTTGTGGAGCCTGACAGTCACGGTGGGATACCGGGCGCCGTCATACGTGCCCAGGTGCAACAGCCAATTGGCCATAGGCTCGGGCTGCGTGTCGTCGCCCAGCGACAGCGTCACCTGTTCGTCATAGACCCCGATGCCCAACGGTGGAGCCTGCACCGACAGCGGACCATCGGCCAGGTACGCGCGCCCGGCACTGCCTCCATCACGCTGAACAACAATGTCGTTCCTGACGCTGCTGTCGTCGTCGATGGGCTCCAAGTCAGGCGCCAGACCAGGCGAGTTGTAGGACAGCGTGAGCGCCGGCTCCTGCGTGTACATGCTCGCGCGGTCGCGGAATGCCAGACCCACACGGTCCTTGGTTTCGAGGATGAACCCGCCGTCAGCCTGTGCCGCAGCCTCCACCAGGTCGACGAGCGTTTCCGGCCGCTGAGGACCGACGCGCGCTGAGGTGATGTCCTGTCCGTGGATGCGCTCCACCGGCACGTTTTCCTCAGTGCCCAGGCGCATGATCCGGTTCCACGCGGTGTCGCCCACAAAGGCATCGTCGGAGTAGTCATAGATGGTGGACCCAGCGACAGGCAGCACCGACAGGTGACCGATGCCCCAACCCTCAGTGCCCGGTCCCCACTGTGCACCGATGTTGTTCAGCCGCCCGGCAGTACCCGTCAGCGTCTGCGTGTAGCCGTACCATTCGCCGCTCGTATCCTGCCAACCGATACGGAAGTTGAACGTACCGTCGCCGTTGTCCTTGGCCCAGAAACGCAGCCGCATCCACTCGTTCAGCACGTCGCCAGGGGTGAACGTGTGGAACACCAGGTCATTACCGCTGGCGTCGTAACCCCACACACGCCACATGGCATCGCCCTTATGCACACCCAGAATCCAGTTGCGCACAGTGCCGTTCGGCGACGAGAACCGGATTACCTCAGCGTGTGGCTCAGTGAACTCAGGCGCCTTGCCGTAGGCGTTGTAGACGAACTCCACATGCCATTCGCCAGAGGGTGCTACCGGCACAGGCGCTGACATAGCACCAGAGGCTTTCAGGCGGGGCAGAGCCTGCGAGGATGGGAGGTCATCAGCAGCCGCCCAATCAACGCCAGTGAGCGCCGCAGAATCCACACCAGCAGTCGGCGAGTAGGCGCGGGTGGCGTACTGCCCCTCCTCCATCGGCCAATACGCGATGGGGTTACCGGACGGGATGCGCCGACGCAGCGTGGAATCAAGCGCCTTGAGCCCCTGGCCTAGCCGGCGCAGGATGCCGTTCGCCTCCACAGGCACGTACACATCCGACTCATCCGACGTCCATTTCTGCGGCCAGGACGACACCTCACCGACGAACCTGTCTTCACGGTCTCGGATCTCAGCGCCACCGGCCATGGTCCACACGCAGCCTGCACCGTCAGTGAATGACGTGGTGCCCGCTGGCTGTGCGGTGAAATCAGGATTGGCCACGATGGTCCCGTTAATACCGGCCCGTACTTCGAACTTGTAGCCCCGGCCGATGAACGGCTTACGCGCTGGCTTGGCCGTGGTCAGATCAGACGGGCCGACCTTGAGCGGGGCAGACGTGTTGACCAGGACCACCGCACCAGCAATGACAGTGTCGGGGCCAAGTTGCTTCCAGGGACCAGCGATTGACGGGGCTGTGTACCAGCGGACCGTCCGGCCAAAGTTCCCGTTGTCAGCGTCGAGCGTCACGCGGATGGCTCCACGTTCCGGGATCTCTTGCAGCGAGCGGGTGTAGGACCAGACGTTCGTAGGCGAACCCGTCAGGCTGTGCTGAAAGTTGAGAACACCCTGATAGACCTTGAGGAACCATGAGCACTGATTACCCGCCGGCTCCCACTTGCCTATGATCATCTGGTTGTCCGGGCCAAACCAGTTGGGCCGGATCTCAGCCCGAATGTCGATGTCCCCCGGAATGTCCAGTGGCCCAGAATCAGGCGTCGACACGTAGCTACCGGGGTCCCCAACTAGGTTGAGGTACCTGTCAGTTGCAGGGACCGAAACCCGCATCTGCGTATTGCGGCCGATCTGCCCATACAGCGGACTCATGGCATTACGCGGCGAGTACTTCCCCGACTTGTTGTTCAGCGTCAGTGACAGGCGGGACGGGTCAGTGGTCTGCCCCTGGTCACGTCGACCGCGCGTAATCTGCTTAGCGTCGCGCACGTAGACGTCAGAGCTGATGTCGGACCATACGCCGTTCAGCAGTAGCTCAGTACGAATGTCCAGCGGAAAGACCACTGACCCACCCTCCTATCAGTAACCGAATGCAGTCTGGACGTTGCCACGTCCCTGCGTTTTCACAATGCGACGGATTAGCCGCTTCATGTCCTCATCCGACCCGGTGACGTCGAGCGCCAGGCGCTGATCGGTGCGGGTCGCGGAACGGAACACACCACGCGGGTTGACGTCCATGGCCATGCCCGGCAGATCCCCGGTTAGCCCCTGTAGCTGCGAGCGCAGGGCAGGGACCGACTTGTCAATACCGGCCATGAAACCGCCAATGACCAACTGACCAGCGGGAGTTAGGATCTTCTTGTCCAGGGACTCAGGCCCCTTCCAGCTAGTCAGGCTCGACGTAAGGTCGCCCAGCCTGGAGCGGACAGAACCGAACATCGAGCTGATGCCTCGAATGAACCCGCGAATCAGTTCAATGCCTGCGTTCTTAAGCGTGGTTCCCAGGTTGCCTAGCGCTGCCTTTGCCTTGCCCGGCAGTTCCCGAACCTTGGCAACGCCCTTAGCAACCATGTCCTGAATTCCCTCTTTCAGCTTGGCGCCGGCCTTTAGGGTCAGATCGCCGAGCTTTCCGAGTAGAGGCACCAGGGCATCCCAAACCTGCGCAGGGAACTTGGTAAAGAGATCAATCATGAACTGAATTGCGCCCGATACCGCAGTCTTAGCTAGCTCCCACGCGCCCGAGAAATCGCCACTCAACAGCGCAGCGATAGCCTGAATAGCGGGAACCACAACGGTCGTGATGAACCCGGCTAGTTCGTTCCCGAGGATCGTTGCTAGCTGCGCGATCAGGTCAATGATCGGGAGCAGGATCGGGACTAGTGCCGTGATCACCTGGCCCAGCGCATCGAACAGCGGAACTAGCGCCGTCAGGATGGGAGTTAGCGCAGGCAACAGCGCGATCACAAGTTGCATGATCGGCGGAATTAGCGGTATGACAGCCTGCAACAGTGACAGGACTGCATCCACCAGCGCGTCCAGGACGGGCGCCAGCGCCGCAATTACCGGCATCAGCGCGTCGCCAAGCTGCGCAATGATCGGCCCTAGTCCGTCGAGTAGCTTGGCCAGGATCGGACCAGCAAACTTGAGCATCTGCCCCAGTAGCTGCCCGAGCACCGGCAGGATGGAACCGATGGCGCCAAACAGCGAATCGAGCACGCCGCCCGCCTGGCCTAGCCCCGTTGCCAGTCCGCTGAACAGACCACCAACACCCTCACCCAGCTTGCCAAGACCCGAGGCTAGACCCTCAACTAGCGGCTGCGCACTCTTCATCACAGCCTGAAAACCAGGCATGACACCCTTGACCAGGTCGCCGATACCAGCAACCAACGGCTTAATCAGCGGCGCCGCTTGCTTGAACATGTCGCCTAGCGCGGGGGCGATGTCGTCGAAGATTCCCCGTATCTGCCCGGCAGCATCCTGCAAAGGCTTAACCAGCGGCTGCGCCAGGGACTGCATCGTCTTAGTGACGTGGTCCTTAAGGCCGCTGAACGCCGCCTGCACCTGCTTATTCTGTGCGGCAGCCGCGACACCAATTCCGACTATCGCAAGCGGGACAGCAGCGAGCGCACCAGCGGCAGCCGTGGCACCACCCGCTATACCCGCCATGCCCAACAGTGCAGGCTTAATACTCTTCTGCGCGCCGGTACCCAGCGACCGAAACGCACCGCCTAGCCGGTCACCAATACGGGCCGCTGAGTTCAGCGCATCGTTGCCCATTCGGCGAAAGGCTGTGCCGACCTGTCGCCCCACCCGATCCGCTTCAATTCCGAGAACCACCAGCCTGCGACCAGCGGACCGCACGCCGCGCTGTAGTCGGTCTGTGTCAATGCCCAGCGCGACCGTAAGTGATGCCAGCGTGGCCATTCCTCACCCCTCTCTACTCGTCCCGAACCACGCTGCCACCCAGCGCAGAATTTGCCTTCATGACCTCAGCCCAAATCTCATCAACCGTCTTCTTACGCTTGAACCACACCGGGATGAAGTCGCCAGGCTTTAGCTTTCGCTTAGCACCCTGCGAGTTCGCCACAGTGGCAGCGACGATGGATGCGCTGATGTCACCGCGTAGCCGAGTATCAAGGGGTCCGGTTAGCCGCTCGTACGCCGCCCACTCAGTGAGCTCATGGGACGACGTACGACGCAGCATCTCGGCGACAGGCATTCCGAGGAAACCGGCCAGGCGAAAGTAGAACTGTCGCTCTGGCCGGTCCGTCAGTTTCCCGTCAGTTCCTCAACATCGCCAGCGGAGAGACCAGCCAGGCGAGACGCAACGTCGACCACACGCGAGAGCGCATCAGCCGACTTCTCCCCCAGGCGCCGGACCTCAGCGTCAGAGCGGAACAGCCGCTTACCCTCTCCGTCAACCATGGTGAACGCAGCCAGGCGGGCACGGTAATTGTCTAGCGCCTTGTCCTTGGACACGCCCGAAAGGTTGTCCTTCATCAGCGAAGACTCGAACTTGTCTCGCGCGGCACCGGTCATACCCTGCACCCGGACCACGCCACCCCACTCCGGAACCTCGACGTCCTCACACTTGAGGTCGTCAGCGGCCAGAATCTGATCAGCGGAAAGGTACATCGACTAGCTCCCTGCGGTAATGGCCGGCTTGCCCGACACCTTGAAAGTGAGTTCGGCAGACAGCTTGTCGTCTACCGGCGCTTCCTGGCTAAAGCCGGTGAGCAGCATCTTTAGGGCCCACTGGCCCAGGGTGCCCGGAAACACCATCTTGTAATTCCTCGGCTGCGGGTCATCAAAGTCAGAGACGAGCGAGTCGTGGACGCGCGGGTCGTAATTGACCTCAATCGAAACCTCGCCGCCGTCCTTGAGACCACCGATGAACTCGCGCCACCCGTCAGCCGAATCGTGCGCAGTGACGTCATACGCCTCGCGCTCAATCTCCGGACCCTTGACGCTGTTGACGTTCGCGATAGTGGCGAACACCTCAGTAGGCGTACCGCCATCACCCCGCTTTAGAGCGATGCCAAACGCATCTAGTCCAGCCATGTGGACCCCTTCCTAAGTAGTGGGCACCTACTGATTTCAGTAGGTACGAGTGAGCCGCACCCGGTACTGTGCGTTGATATGCCGGATGTCCGGATCGGGGTCTGACACGACCTCGTGATTCTCGTGTTTGATCGTCACGTCCGTATAGCCGGCGACCGCAAGGGGCACCCGATCTAGGGCAGCGTCGACAGCGGCGAATATGTCCGCAGCCTGCGCGTTGCCCGGATAGTCAGACCACACGTGAATGACCATCACGGTGTCTAGCCCCTGCCGATCATGTGCATCGTCAACGACCTCAGTGATCGGACCGAACGAGACATACGGCAGCGCGGCACCCTCAGGCACCTCATCAAACACACCAGTGACCAGGGCCATAAGTGGCGCATGCGCGGTGAGCTTGGCGTACACAGCGGATTGGAGCGGGCGAATAGCAGTAGCCATCAGCCACGCCCCACATGCCGAGGAACAATGCGCTCTAGCGCGCGCTCACCCGTACGCCTGTGGATCTGCGCCGCAGGGCCTAGGAATGGCTGCGCGTCCATCTTGCTAGTTCCCTTCTCGACGTAATAGGCGTACTCAGTGGCCTTGCCTACAACGCGCACGAATGCAACGCCTGCGTTATGGCTGATGTCCGACTCAATGGAGCGCATCAGCTTGCCCGTACGCTTAGGGGCCAGATCCTTGGCTGTCTTTTCCAAGTCAGTGGCCCACTCGCGCAGCGCCTCGTTCCGGGCGTCGTTCACTTCACGGGGCAAGAGGCGGATACGGCGCAGCGCACGTTCCAGCCCGTGCAGGAACCTAGACATCAGCCAGCCTGTAGCACACCGACAGTGACCGAAGTGACAGCGCTGTACGTGATATCGGCGCGGCCGGTCGCAGGGTTGCGGTAGACGGAATCCAGCGGAATGAAACCCTCACCAGCCGCCGGAACGACCAGCGCAGTGTCAGCAATAGCCAGACCCTTGATGGTGCCGGGCGTGACGATGGTGACCGTTACAGGCGCGCCACCACCATTGCGAACGACTAGATAGAACTGACTGCCAATCGGGGCAGTGTCACCACCAGCGGACGCGGCAGCGAGAGTAGGGGCGAGACCGCTAGTCGGTAGGGGCTGAACGGCAAGTAGTGCCATGCGGAGAATCCTTAGTGTGCGGGTTGGTGCGCTTCACAGTCAGCGCGGAGATAGGTTCCGGGCGCTGATGGCTCGAACACTGCGAGCACATCGAATGAACGGCCAGACAAACGAAGCTGATCGCCACGCCGTACATCAGCGCCAGGACGTAGGTAAACCACATGCGTTAGCTTCGCTTCCGATTGATCAGCGGCGACACGCTCAGCGGCGGACGGCTGAGAGAACCTGGAACGTTCAGTGCCGACCCGTGCCCAGGATTCCGACCAGCCGCCCATACCGTCAGCCGTGCGGCTGTACCGCCACACCTCAGCCGACGTGTTCAGCAGACGCAGGACACGGCTCATAGGCTGCGCACCATCCCAACGCCACCACCGAAGCGAGCAGCCAGGCGGTTGCGCTGAAAATCAGTCAGCGACATGGTGCCGGTCTCAGCGTCGGAGTACGTCACCGCGTAATCGCCGATGCGCTCGCTGTCCACCTGGCGGGGAGCAACGTCACCACCACGGAACGACACCAGCGCCTGAGCTGCCATGCGACAGACCATGTCGACGATGTCAGCCGGCACAGCGGGTAGGCCATGCGTCATGGTCAGTTCAACGGCGGACGGCTCGACGCCAGTCCAGCCCTGAGAGCGCCACAGAGCGCCGTTTGTGAGTCGGTAGTCCGAGACTGCCACCCCATCAACGAACACGTCTGAGACGGCCGCCACGGGTTGCCCAGGCAGGTGCAGGCGAGTATCAGCGACACCCTCAAGCGTCACCGTGCTCACCGCCTCGCTGATCGGGCAGCCTGCCGCATCACGGACGATGGTCGACGCAACGTCTAGGTAGGTGTTAACCACCGTGACCTCTGACGGGTCGACAGCAACGCCACGGGACTCTAGATCAGCGACAGTCGCAAGGGGGGCCAGTGCCATACGGTGTTACCCCCCTGTCAGTAGTTGTGGAGGTTGGCCACCAGCTTGCTGACCATGGCAGCCTTGGCGTCAGCCTGGACGGAATACCCAACGCCCACAGGCATCGTCGAACCATCGGCGAACGTTGCCTGGATCATGTATCCGCCGTACTCCGCACCGCCCGGCACTACATCGAGCCTGGCAACATTCGCCAGATTCACTAGACCTAGACCGTCGGTTGTTCCCTTAATCCACATACTCAACCCGCCTTACGCGTGCGCGCTGCACTCTTCGGAGCGGCCTTAGGCGTCGCCACAACCGGGGTCCACTCGCCAGAGTCGACCATCTTTTGTACGTACTCCGCTTCAAATACAGCGCCGACAGTGACCACAAACGGGGCACCAGCCGGGCCAGTAAAGCGGAGAGTTTCACCGGTACTCAGGGTGATACTCCAATGGTTGGGCCAGGGGAGGGACATCAGCGCCCCTCCCCCAGCATCAGCGGTTATCAGGCAACAATGACGTCAGCCGCAGCAAGGCCGGTCGGCCGGACAACCTTGGAGCCGTACAGGTGCAGACCCTTGACGATGTCGGAGAATCCCTTCTCCTTACGCGCGGCCTCGGTCTTGTTGATCTGGTCGGCGTAGGTAACCGCACCGTCGTAACCGGCGATGATCAGCTTTCCGGCGCCGGCACCCGGACCATCAGGCGCGTTGTTGGACTTGCGAATGGTGAAACCAGCCGCCTCACCAACCTTGCCGTTCGCGCGAGTGGCAGCGCCCGCAGCGTCACCCGAGGCGACGAAACGGGAGTCCTTGAGCAGCAGCCCGTAGAAAGCCGGGGTGACAACCACCCAGCGCCCCTCTTCCTGGACGTTCGACTGGTCGAGCTTCACACCTAGGTCAACTAGGACGTCGTACGCCTTGTTGGACGCGACGCTTACCGTCTGCTCAGCGATCAGGTTGCCCGCAGAAACGCCAGCAGCCATGAGACCAGCAACGAACGCATCGGTCGTGTCGCGCAGCCTGTACGCAGCCTTACGGGCCTGCTCAGTCAGGAGCGCGCCGCCATTCTGAGACTGACGCTTCTCAACGTCATCAACCTCGAAAGCGAAATACTTTGCCTGGTCGATGAGCAGCGTAATCTGCGCGTCAGTCAGCGCCTCAACCGTGATGTCGGTGTGCGGGGCGTAGGTGCCAATAGTCGGGTCAGCGAGGCTAGTGATCCGAACGGTGTCACCAGCGTTCGAGATCTCGCCCTCATAGTCGCGGTTAACGACACCAGGCGCAGCGTAGACAGTCGCCTTTTCCAGGGCAACTAGTAGCTCAGCGGACCAAATCTCGGGCTGAAACAGGGTGATTGCCATGCGTAATCCTTAGTGTGTAGTGCGTTCTCAGCCGATGCCGAGAATGCCGTTTAGGCGTCCATCCGCCTTAGCCTTGACAATCTGCGCAGGAGTCATCCCGCGCAGGTCATCACTTGTGAGCTGAGAGGGGCCAGACGCCTTGCGCGCTGCACCACCATCACCGGACCCCTGGAAGCGCTTAGCCTTTGCGGCAGCAAGATGGGGCTTACGGGTTAGAAGATCCTGGATCTGTTCAGCAATTTCGTCGGCGTCAACGTCTCCGTTTTCGTCAACCTCAAATGCGGTGAGATCCAGGTTTAGAAGTGCGTCAGAGACGTCAGCGAACTTGCCAGCGGCAGCCGCCTTAATCTCCGATCGCAGGATGCGGGCATTAGCCTTAGCCGTCGCCTCGGTCGCAGCCTGACGCTTAATCGCATCAACGTCAGGCGCCTCGCTGTCGTCCTTGGGTGCGGTGCTCGCAGCGTTCGCTAGCTGAGTCTCCAGCTCACGACGCCTGTCGCGCTCCACCTTCCACTTAGACTTCATCGAATCAAGAGCACGCTTACCAGCGTCGCCTAGGGAGTCGGCACCCTCCGGAGTGGTGTCGTCATCAGTGTCAGTCGACGTTGCGTCGTTGACATCCTCAGCGGTGACGTCGGTCTCGGTCTCAGTCTCGATGTTTTCGGGCATGCGAAAGTTCCTCCGTTGCGGGGGTCAGGGTGGTGCGTTGCGCACCGGGGCACCTACTGAAATCAGTAGGTGGGGTCAGCGCAGGTAGCCGTTTTTGTACAGCAGCCGGATGGCGTGCGTACGGTCGTCGCCTGCGATTCGGTAGATCTCTTCGGGCATCAGACGCGGGGGGCGAGGGTTCTTACGGCTGCCGGTGCCGACATGCGTCACCTGCACCGTCTTACCGAACATCTCAACCTTGTCCATGGACTTTCGCGCGTTGACCACGCTGGAAATCCGTGCGCCATCCTCGATCGCCTTACTGCCCGCCTCGCCAAAGACCTTGCGTCGCTGTGCGGCTGACATGCTCTCGAATAGTTCGGCCGGCCTAAGGGGCGTAGGCATGTGCTTACGCGTGACAGGCTCCATCGTGCAATCGCAGCGAGGATGCCGCAGAAAGCCGTTTGAGACGCCGTACTCACGACCAGCCAGGATGATGCAGCGCGAACACGCGGGCAGCTCCACAACGCGCACATAGCCAGTCACACCACGGTTGCCCACCATCGCAGCCTGATCAGCCTGGCGGCCGGTATCAGCGACCACGGTACGAACCACCATGTCTAGGAATCCAGCGGCACGGGCCATTGCGGCACGCGGACTGAATCCCTTGCGCTGGGCTCGAATGGCCTCGGGCACTGCCCGTGCAAGCAACCCCATGGCGTCTCGACCATCAGGCGTCTGCGAGGCGAACTGTTCAGGTACCACCTGCGGGCCCAAGTCAGCATCAGCGCCCAGCAGTTCGCGCATGAATGTGTGCGTACCCTCAGCCGCGTGAAGCTGTCCAGCCCATACGTAGGCAGTCACCTTAGGCAGTAGCCGCGCCCAATCGCGCGCCACGTCGTCAGGGTTCACCTTGGCCCACTCAGCAAGGACAGCGCGAGCGGTTGTATCTGCCAGCGCTGCCCTGTCCTCTTGATGCTTACGCGCTCGCGGGGACCACGCCATCTGCGGCATCCTCCGGGGCTATCGCACCCTGTGCGGGGTCATGGGCCATGAGCGCTGTCATAGCGCCCACAGGGTCTAGCTGCGCCTCCTTCTCCCGCATCAGGAGGATGTCGGCTAGCTCAGTCGGCGTGATGCCGAAACGCAGCGCCAGGAACTCAAACGGAAAACCGATCTGCTTCAACTTCAGCAGTGCGTCAGCCTGTTGCGCCTGGCTACGCGACTCGGCGTCAGCCCACAGGACACGACCGCCGGCTATCTGCTTAGCCTTACCCTCGTTGCCCTGCGCCAGCGCGATCAGTCGGAACATCTCGCGGAGCGCCTGGCCGAACCAAATCTGTTTCTCTTCAACCCGCTTGACTAGACCAGTCTCGGCAGCCAGTAGGGCGTCACCGGACAGATTGGCCATCTTGCCAATTAGGTAGTGCTGTGGCGTACGCGTCTGCGCGGCAATGTGACCGACGGCCACTTCCATGACGTTGGTGTACGCCTCAAGATTCGCGGCAGTCCACTCAGTGACCTTGACGTCATCACCGGTAAAGAACATCACGCGGTCGACCGCGAAGCGCTCCATATCCACCGGGCGCGAACCAACAATCTGGCCGGTCTCGTCCAGGATCGGAATTTCCGGCACCTCAGCGCCAAGGACAATGCGCTGCGGGAACGACGCGTAGTCAGCGGCGGTGAACAACTGCGCCCACAGTAGGTTTACCGCATCCTGCATGGCGATCACACCCGAGATATCACTCACGGGCTCATCAGCCAGCATCGGCCGGTTGGGCAGCTCCACAATCGGAACCACGCCCATGGGATTGGGCTGCGGGTTCGGCTCGTCCCCCATGTCACGCGGTAGCCACTGGTCTAGTTCGTCGTCAATATCCTGCATCTGCGGCGTCTTGGCGCTAACACCCAGGCGGGGACGCTCGAACTTCCACACCTCATCAGCCAGGTACAGCGTGGCGAAATCGCTGCCACCATCCTCCCAGCGCTTCAGAGCTGCGCGACGCTTCCGACGGGACCCAGGCACATACGCGACGATGCACTGTGAGGCATCTTCAAAGGTGACCTCTGGCGTCTCAGGGTCGTCAGGGTTGCCCCACACCAGGACGAAAGATCGCCCGCTGTTGACGGCACCCAGGAACCCTAGCTGCGAGTCAGCGTCAAGCGCGTTCATCTGCCAGACACGCCACGACTCCTTGTCAGCCTCGGTCATGTCAGCGGGCAGGATGCCGTTAACCGTCAGCCGCTCAACCGGACTGTCGGACGTAACCTGTACCCAGTTGTCAGCAAAGTTGCGGTACCGGTCCCCGTGGAACTTCCGAAACTGGTCAGACGCAAACGCAAGCTTTTGCTTGCCCTGGTAATAGTCAGAATGCCGCTGGATGAGCGGACGGCGGCTAAGTAGCTCATTTTCGAGCAACTGGACGAGCGTTAGTGCTTCACCGTAAGTAGCCATCCGCGCTCCTTTCTATGCAGACATGTACAGGGGCTTTCGCTTGAGCAGACCAGCCGCAATGGCATCGCAGGCAGCTTCATGCGTGAGCACGCTGACCACGGCCATATCGATCTTTCGCCGATGCTCAGGCTTAGCCAGGACATAGCGGTCAGACGGGCGGGCGGCCATACGTGCGTTGAAAACATGGCGCTCCGTCAGCGGGCAGCCATCGTGCGTGAAATTCGAGTCTTTCTTGATTACGTCAGTCTTGATTCGCTCAGCGGCAGCGTGCATCTGCACCGGCCGGCGAGTGAGCCAGCGAATAACGCGCCGATCTCCATAGCGCTCCGCCCACTGGTCGACCTCGGTTTCCCAATACGGCGGGTCGCAATACATCAGCTTGACGTCATACTTGGCGAACAGCTCAGACACGGCAGCGTCGACCTCAAGGCGCGGAACCTGGCCACCCCACTCGGATGGGTCCCACACCGTCGGACGGTTGCTAGGCCCGTATGTGGGGGTGAACTGGAAACCATCCAGCGTCTCGGCGCGAATGCCGGTCCAGTCGTCGCTATCCGAGCCGTCGAACCCAAGGACGATCGGCGCTTTCAACAGCTTGTATGCCGACGGTGCAGGCTTGGCCTGGTCACTCGCGCGCGATATCCACTGTGCCGCCTCAAGCCAGGACCCATGACCGGCCATAATCCGGTTACCGAAGAACCGCTCAGCCTGGCCCGGATCGGACTCAAGTAGCTCAGCGGCCTCAGCTTCGATGGCGTCCAGGTCGATATGCGGGCAGTCCACATAGACAGCCTTGTGAATGCGCCGGCGTTCGACCTTATTTCGGTAGCTCAGCGTGGCAGGCGCCTGCGGGAAGTACCGGTAAACGTCCTCGGCCTTACCC